AATAATCCAAAATATAGATTTGTGTGTGCCGCTCTTTCAAGACGGCAAGGGAAAACTTATATAACTAATGTTATCGGACAATTAGTTTCACTCGTGCCAAACTCCCACATATTAATTATGTCACCAAACTATGCTTTGTCTCAGATCTCATTCGATTTACAAAGACAGCTTATTAAGCACTTTGATCTTGAGGTGGTAAGAGATAATGCAAAAGACAAAGTGATCGAACTATCTAATGGTTCTACAATCAGAATGGGATCAGTCAATCAAGTAGATTCTACAGTTGGTAGGTCTTATGATCTGATTATATTTGACGAAGCTGCATTAGCAGACGGTAAAGACGCCTTCAATGTGGCTCTTCGACCAACATTAGATAAAGAAGCTAGCAAAGCAGTATTTATTTCTACACCTCGTGGTAGGAATAACTGGTTTGCTGACTTCTATCATAGAGGCTATAGTGAAGAATTCCAAGATTGGTCTTCCATTAGAGCAACTTATCATGAAAACCCACGAGTATCAGACCAAGATATAGTAGAAGCTAAAAAAGCAATGTCAGCAGCAGAATTCGCACAAGAATATCTTGCTGATTTTAATACTTATGAAGGACAAATTTGGAACTTTAACTTTGAAGAGTGTGTTGCAGATTTAAGTCAGTTAGATACTAGTAATATGGATGTGTTTGCAGGTCTTGATGTAGGGTATAAAGATCCAACAGCTTTATGTGTAATAGCATACGATTGGGACAATCAAAAATTCTACCTTATAGACGAATATCTAGACGCAGAAAAAACTACTGAGCAGCATGCTATAGAAATTAGACGAAGAATTGAAAAATATAACATTGATTGGATTTATATTGATTCAGCGGCTCAACAAACTAGATTTGATTTTGCCCAGAATTATGATATTAGTACTATAAATGCTAAAAAGTCTGTTCTAGACGGTATTGGACAAACAGCAGGAATAATAGATAACGATATGTTGATAGTAGATCAAAAGTGTAGTCATACCTTAGCTGCTGTCGATCAATATCAATGGGATAATAACCCAAATTTAATGAAAGAAAGACCAAAACACAATATGGCAAGCCATATGTCAGATGCGATTAGATATGCGCTGTATACATTTGAGACATCTGCCCATACATTTTAATGCACGACCTACCAAAAAATAAATGTTGACAAAAAGGTAAAAATTTGGTATAATTTTTATTAATAGGATATTATGAATTTAAAAAGAGATTTAGTCAAGTACGTACGAGACAAAGCGAAATCAGGCTATCAGAAAGAAACTCAATGCTACATTTGTGGAGATACAGATTTGCTGGAGTTTCACCACTTCTATGGAATGACCGAGCTTTTAAATACTTGGTTGAAACAACATAAAATGACAATAAATTCAGCCGATGAAATAATGAATGTTCGCGAAACTTTTATTGCAGAACATATAGATGAGATTTATCACGAAGCTGCTACACTATGTAAACCCCATCATATGCGGCTACACAGTATTTACGGAAAGAAGCCTTTATTGGCTACAGCCCTAAAACAAAAAAGATGGGTAGACAAACAAAGGACTAAAAATGGCATGGTATGACAGACTAATAGGTAGAACTACTGAGACGGAGGAGAAATTAAATCCTGCGCAGAGTTTTATTGCATTAGATGAAGGCTTAACTATAAACACTCGTGAGAAGAAAGATAATTATCGATCTGCTTACGAAGACTTAGAAGTAGTTAATCGTGCTGTAAATATGATTGTAGATGATGTATCAGACATATCATTTATAGTTGGAGATAAGATTAAAGGTATTACACCAATCAAAGATAATGTTCGGAGAAGTCGTGTAGATTTAATACTTAATAAGGAACCAAACCCCTTTCAAGATGTCAGCACGTTCAAAAGAAATCTAATAATAGACTTGTTAATAGACGGTAATATATTCGTTTATTACGACGGTGCTCACTTGTATCAGCTTCCAGCACAGAACGTAGTAATACATTCTGATACTGTTAGTTATATAGAAAAGTTTGAGTACGACGGACACATTGATTACGCCCCTAGAGAAATTATACATATTAAAGAAAACTCATTTAATTCAATCTATAGGGGCGTTCCCAGATTGAAACCAGCATACAGAACAATGTATCTGTTAGACAACATGAGAAAGTTTCAGGACAACTTCTTTAAGAATGGAGCTGTTCCCGGTTTAGTACTAAAGAGTCCAAACACTCTTTCTGAAAGAATAAAAGAAAGAATGCTGCAGGCTTGGCAAACAAGGTATAATCCTACAAATGGCGGAAGACGACCATTAATATTAGACGGTGGTTTAGAAGTAGATAGCTTGACGAAAATAAACTTTAAAGAGTTAGACTTTCAGTCATCTATAAACGCTAATGAAAAGATAATTCTAGAAGCTATGGGTGTACCACCTATTCTTTTAGATGGTGGGAACAATGCTAATATTAGACCTAACCACAGACTTTACTATTTAGAGACAGTTCTCCCTATAGTAAGAAAGATAGCTCATGCATTTGAAAGGTACTATGGATATAAGCTAAACGAAGATGTAACAGATATTCCTGCTCTACAACCAGAGCTAAGAGATCAAGCAGCTTACTACCAGTCTTTAGTAAACTCAGGTATAATGACACCAAACGAAGCTAGGGACAGCTTAAACTTAGGAATGATCGAAGGTCAAGACGATTTAAGAGTCCCAGCAAATATTGCGGGTAGTGCAGCAAACCCCGAAGAAGGTGGGAAACCGCCCCAAACAGAGGAAGAGACAGATGGCTGATAAAAAAGCAATACTAGAACAATTAGCAAATTATTTTGCAAAAAAGGGAAAAATGCTTAACCCTACTGAATATAAAGCAGAAACTGATGCACCTATAAGGTACAACGTTGCAAAAAGACCTTTTGGATCTTGGTCTCGAATGCACGGAATGATAGAAGCTAACTTCCCAAAACAATGGGCAGCAGCTACTAAACCTGTACAAGAAAGTGACATCAAAAAGGCTGCAGCTCCTAAAAAAGCTAAAGCTAAGGTAGCCCCTAAAAAGGCTAAGAAATAGGACTTATTATGAAAGAAAAATTATTTCATTGGACTAATAGTTTTAAAGCGCTAAGTGAAGATGACGATGGCGGAATTAATATATTAGGACTAGCAAGTACTCGCTCTATTGATAGAGTTGGTGATGTTATTAACCATGATGCTTGGACAAAATCCGGTGGACTTCAAAATTTCGAAAAAAACCCAATAATTTTGTTTAACCACGATTATAATAAACCTATTGGTCGTGCGACTTCTATGGAAGTCAATGACAATGGTCTGGAGCTTGGAGCAAGAATTTCTAAGTCTGCAGGCGATATTAAAGATCTAATAAAAGATGGCGTGCTTGGAGCCTTTTCCGTTGGTTTTAGAGTCAAGGACGCTATATATAATGAAGAAACTGACGGATTAGAAATTAAAGACGCCGAACTCTTTGAAGTATCAGTTGTTAGTGTTCCAGCTAATCAAACTGCTATGTTTTCCCTTGCTAAATCATTTGATTCAGACCAAGAGTACCAAGAATTCAAAAATCTTTTTAAGAACAATAAAGAGGCTGATCAAGTTAAAGAACTTGAGACGCCACAAGCAACGGATAAAACCGTTTCACAGGAGAAACCTATGTCTACTGACAATAAAACTCCTAGCTCCAACATCGACTTGAAAGCATTCGCAGAAGAAGTAGCAAAATCAACTGCTGCTAAAATTGCAATGGCTCAAGCTGAGAAGGATGCCAAGGAACTTGAGAAAGCTACTGAAGCTGCAGCACAAACTGCCGCCGTAGAAGCTGAACAAGAAAAAGTTAAGACAATAGTAGAAGTCGGAATGGAAGGCGCAGAGCGTCTTACTACTGACCTAGAGGGAAGAGTCAATGAAAAATACACTAACCTTGAGACTGTTGTTGAAGAACTAAGGGCTGATCTTACCGAGAAAAAACAAGAAATCGAAGCAATTCGTGAATCTAAAAGAGTTTTCGGAAGAGAAGGTACCTCAAACTGGCAGAAAGCACATGAATCAGACATCAACGATGCCTGGGTTATGGGTCTTGCTACTGGTAAAGGTTGGGACACTAAACTCGGTCAAGCAACAATAGAAAAGGTTAATGCTCATTCGGGCGTTGGCGTTTCTAGTGCTGATTTCGAGCAGACTGTATCAACTAACGTAGAAAGAGATATTCAGTTATCACTAGTTTTGGCTCCTCTATTTAGAGAAATCCAAATGTCTAGTGCAACACAGATAATTCCAATTTTACCAGATTCTGGTTATGCTGAATTCGCTTCAGCACAAGTAGCGTCGGGCTCAAGCCCACATGGTAACTTAGAAGAAAGAGGCGATACTTATGGTTCACCTTTCGCTGGTGTTGACATGACTGAAAGAACCCTTTCAACTAAGAAACTTATTTCACAATCTTACTTAGGTAATGAGACTGAAGAAGATGCAATTCTACCAATTCTTCCTTTAATTAGGGAATCAATTATTAGATCACATGCACGCGGTATTGAAAATGCTATCCTAGTGGGTGACCACGCTGATGGTGTTTATGGTACATCACAAGCAACCTTTGACGGACTTGTTGCCATTGCGGTAGCAGCTAACTCAAGTGCTTCACATGTAACTCAATCTGCAACTGCATTTGCATCCGAATCATTAACAGCAGCAATGCTTCTTAATGCTAGGAAGAAAATGGGTAAATATGGTATGAACCCAGCTGACGTTACTTACATTGTAAATACTACCGAGTATTTCAACTTATTAAGTGACGCTGAGTTCCAAGACATCAACATAGTTGGTGATTTGGCAACTAAAGTGAATGGAGAAATCGGATCAATCTTTGGCTCTAAAGTCATTGTTTGTGACGAATTCGCTACACCAGCAACAGCTAAGTTCTTCGGTGCTGCAGTTTACACTAAGAACTATGTAATGCCACGCTTACGCGGTGTTACTATTGAGTCTGACTACGAAGTAGCCAATCAAAGACGAGTCCTCGTGGCTTCTCAACGAATTGGTTTCACGGACATGATTGCCGCGGCAACTTCAGTTCACGCACTTCAGTACAAAGCTTCTTAATAGAGCTAATGATTTTATGTGGGGAGGTTTCTCCCCACATAACTATCTAAAAGGATAACATGGCAAATTTAGTAACAATACAACAGTATAAAGACTTTTCTGGACTTCAAGGCGTTCAAACAGACGCTCGTCTAAATAGTTTAATACCTCAAGTTACTCAAATTGTAAAAACTTATTGTGGTAGTTCAATACTTGACTACTATGATACTAACAAAACCGAATACTTTGATATTCACGACACGTCTACAACTAGAATTATGTTAGATGAAAGTCCTATCAGAATAGTAACCTCGGTTGCAGAAAGACAGGATCAAGCAGCATCATACGTTACACTAATTACAGGAAATTCCGACAATAGTGGTAAATATGAATATGTAACTGATACTATGACAGACAGTATAATTCGTACTAGCAGTACTGGCGCTAAGAACTTTGCACAAGGTTTCGCATCAGTAAAAGTAGTCTATAAAGCAGGCTACAGTGCTACTCCAGACGATTTAAAATTAGCAGTATTTGATTTGATTAAATACTATTTAAAAGATGAAAGAAAAGCACGTATGCAAATAGCAGGTGCTATGATCGAGAATCCAACTACTTCTGGTATATCTGGAAACATAGGCTTTCCAGACCATATCAAAAGGATACTAGATTTTTATAAGATATACAAGTAATGGCTATAGCTAAGATTAGAGACGAGATAAAAAAGATTTATAATGACATAAATCCTAATGGACCTAAGTCACAGTATGCAAGACAGATGCAAGAAAATAGATTTGCATTTAAAGTAATAATAAAAGAAGACAGGTTTGCGCAAAAAATGACAGAGGCTCTAAATATTGCACTAGGTGAAAAAAATAAACCGTCATCAATGGCAAAGTTTGGAGACGTTTTAAAGGCTACTAAAGAAATACTAAAAGATCCAACTAAGTTAAAGGGTTGGAATAAAACGCACTACTCCTACGAATCAATAACGGGCGGTATAGTAATTATAAAAACATCTCGTACTCCCAAAGGAGTTGCTTGGACAAGTAAAATAAATGCAGATTTTAGACTAAAAGTATTTAATAGTTGGAAACAAAACTCTGTATCAGGTACAACAAGTAAAAAGCTTGAATCAGCCGAAGGATTTGTTGGCAGCGAAGACACGAAGAGATTACTTGGTTTTTCTCATGACCCAAACTCCAACGTAGCTAATGCAGTTTTACTACAAGGTATAGAAGCATCTGATATAGGAGGAGAAGCCCAAGCATTAGAATCAGTTGAAAAGACAAATATGGCACAAAAGATTTTTGCTGCTTTAGAAATAAATTGGGAACATAAAATAAATCCTAGAACTAACAAAGCCGAATGGATAATAACAGGTGAATTAGCTGGACCAAATGAAGAGTATCAACCGCAGATAGATTTAGGCGAAGAATGGCGAGACGCAATTATTAAAAAGTTAACCGCCGCCCTTAGTAAGTCTAAATTCAGTGATCCTTACTCACAATGGAGTGACTCTTTTGGGGATGTTATGGAAGATGAGGCACTTATAAAAGTAATGAGTCCTTATAAAAAAATAGCTGGAATAAAACAAAAAGGATTCCCAAAAAAACGAAAGAAGACAGCTAGAAAAGGTAGAGTAAAAAACCCTATAAAAGTAGAAAAAAGTACCATTGCAAATGTAGCTAGTATTAAATTTACAACTTCAATGAGACGAGAGAAAGGAGCTACCGCTTCTACAGAAGCAGGAGCAATACAACTAGCAAGACTTAAAAAATATATAAACAGCAGATTATCTGCTGAAGTTAGAAGAAATATGGGAAGACCTGCTTTAATGAATCAAACAGGTAGATTTTCAAACTCAGTACAACTAATGAGCTTAATGGAAGGTAGAAACACTTTAATAGCAAAATACTCGTACTTATTAGCACCATATGAAACATTTGAAAATACAGGCAAGAAGCGATGGCCTTTGGCTTATAACCCAAAAACTTTGATTGCTAAAAGTATAAGAAACTTAGCTCAAGGAAGAATTGAGCAAAAACTAACACTTAGGAGAGTGTAATGGCATCAGAATACAGAACACAAAGAAATAAAATTAGTGATGCTATCGTAAGTGAGATTAAACTTAAGTTAAATGGACAAAGTCCTTTTAACTCAAACATATTTAATAACGTGCACGGGAACACGTTGTTTATTGATCAAATTACCCAGTTTCCCTCACTTTGTGTGATAGCTGGCGATGAAACTAGACAATATCAACCCGACGGGTTTAAATGGCGATTTCTTAATCTGGAAGTAAGAATATACGTATCAGATGAAACAGATCCACAAGAAGAATTAGCTCTTTTACTAGAAGATGTAGAAAGAGTTATTGATGATAACGATGTCTTGGTATACGACGATACTGTCTCACCAAGCCTTAAAACAACTTCCTCAACTATATTGACTATATCAACTGACGAGGGTGTACTATCACCTTTAGCAGTTGGAGAAATAGCGATACAAGTAAGGTACTAAAAAGAAATTACAAGCAGATAAAAATCTAGCTTAGTACTTTCAAAGACGAAAATAGGAGAAAAGCAATGGCTTTAAATCTTTCAAGAAATACGAAAGTATTTGTTAGCTCAGCTAACGGAATTCCTACTGCGGGTGGCGCTATGC